GCGATCACAAGCTGGCGACGTGTCGGGATGTGTTCAACAATTTGGCGCATCACGGCGGGTTCCCGTGGATTCCGCCAGCCGAATTTGCGGTGTGACCAAGCGCGAAAACCTAATACGCGCAGCGGAATTGTGGCTCGGGACTCCCTATCACCACGCCGCTCGCTGTTATGGCGTCGGGGTGGATTGCGTCAATCTGCTCTGCGCAGTTTACGAGACTGCCGGGCTAATACCTCACATCGAGCTGCCGCATTATCCCCCGGACTGGATGCTGCACCGGAGCGAAGAGCTGTTTCTGCTGGGAATCCTCGACGCGCGATTGCATCATGTGCAGCGCCCGGAGCCGGGCGACATAGCTCTCTTCCGGTTTGGCCGATGCTATTCGCACGGCGCGATCGTCACTCAATGGCCGCAGCTGATCCATGCCTTCAGTGGGCTCGGCGTGGTGCGCGGCGACGCGCGAAATCATCCGATGCTCGAGAAGACGGGAAAGCCGCGTGAAACCAAATTTTATTCGATCCTGTAAGTTCTGGGTAGCTATCGCGCTGCTCCTTGCCGGCGGTGGTGCCGTCTATGCGGGCATGCCGCTTTATGGCGGCGCCAATGCTCCAATAACCTATGTCGCTTCGTATGCGGGGCAATCTACTGGAGCGCCCGGCGCGACCCTAACCACCCCGCCCTTCACGGCCATCCCGACCGGCGCCTCGGTTGTCGGGATGGTGAACTCCTCCTCGTCAAATCTCACCTCCGTCACCGACAACGCGACCGGGTTCACGAACAGTTATATCGTCCCGACCGGCACTCCGCAGTTCAACGCCTTTGGCGTTTGGAACGTCGGATTTTACGGAATCAACATCAGAGGCAATCCGACCACTTTGACGTTTCATTATGCCTCGCCGGACAACGGCGGGGCTTTCGCCTTTGATGTATATAACAATGTCAACAGCATTAACAACGTCGCGGCGAACTACAGCTCGTCGAATGGGAACAATTCGGTCTATGTAGCCACCGCAGCCACGTCTGCGTCGGCTCCCCTTACCACGACGGCGACGTCGACAATTTGGAGCTTTTCAAATAACGATGCCGGCGGAACAATCGCGGCCGGGGCTGGCTATACTCTTCGCAACAATAATATTGGGGGCATGGTTTTTTATACCGAGGATCAGGCCAATGTCGCGCCGGGCTCCGTAACCGCCGGCTGGACCGATAGCGTCGCGACTCGATGGACCATCCTCGCTTTTGCGCTGCACTGATTCCCTGTTTCACGTGAAACAACGAGGTTGCTGATTAAGGATGGCAGGCCATCCGACGCCCTTCACCTCGGCATTCAAAGCTCCGATTAACAACTCGCTGCGCTACAATGTTTCGCAGTATGGCTCACCCATTCCGATTCTCTGGGGAACACAGCGGGTCTCCATTAACGTCCTCGATATGTTCGGCTTCAAGTCGATGGGCAGCGGGAGCGGCAAGGGCGGTGTCACCGGAGGAGCCAAGGGGAAATCCGGCGGGAAGCAATATAGTGTAAATGTTGCACTGGGGTTTTGCGTCGGTCCCGTCAATGTCACGGCGACAAATGCGGCCTGGGTCAATTCCAGTATCCAGTTCATTGGGAGCGTGCCGGGGAACTTCTACAACGGCAGTGACGGGCAGACGCCGGACCCGGTGTTTTCGTCGTCATCGCCGAATACGCCGGTCATCGGATATAGCGGCACGGCCTACGCGACATTTACTCCGATGCAGTTGGGCAATGCGCCGACACTGCCCAACCTCTCTGTCGAGATCATTGGATTTCGCTCCGGCACGGCGGGACAGTCCGGCTTTGTCGATCAGGACGCCAGTCCGCGGTACATCTTGGCTGACATTCTCAACGATCCGCGCATTGGCATCAATTTTCCCTCGGTTCCCGATCTGAGCGATTGGGGCGCGTATTGCCAAACGGCGGGTTTTGGTCTGTCGCTGTTGATGGACAAGCATCAACCGGCGTCAAGTTGGATCGAGGCGCTTGGCGTTATGACGGTGTCGGCGATTTTCTGGTCATCCGGCAGGTTGCGGGTGGTGCCTTACGCGGTCACCACTATCACCCTTGGGGATACGATTTACACTCCGAATATTACGCCGATTTATAACCTCACCGACGATGATTTCCTACCGTGGAGCGGCGGGTCGCAGCGGTCGGCTGGCGATAAGGACCCGGTCCTGATCACGCGTTCGGACCCGTCTCAACTGGTGAATTGGATCTCGATCGAGTACATGGAGCGGGGCGATTGGTACAACCCCTATACCAATCCGCCAGTGTTCGACCAGGCCTCGATCGAAACTTACGGGGTGCGCACAGAGTCCATTGTGCAAGCGCATGAGGTCTGCAACTCGACGGTGGCTTTCAATCTCGCCAACGCGATGCTGCGTCGCAAGCTCTATTTGCGGAATACATATAAGTTCCGGGTGGGATGGCGGCATATCCTATTGGAGCCGATGGACGTAGTGACGTTGACGGACTCAGTGTCTGGTTTGGCGCAGGCGCCGGTGCGCATCATCGAAATCCAAGAAGACGATCAAGGTGCGCTGACAATGACCGCGGAGGATCTTGTGTGATGCCGTGGATTAGATCTTCAGAAATTGTGCCGCCCCTTTCCTCCTCAGAGAGAGAGGAGGTCGCTGACGGCAGGGCTGTTACTCGGCAGACCCCGGAGGGCGTGATTGTCGTGAATCCGCGCAGTGTCGTTACGTCATACGGCATAGTGACGGGCGTTGGTGTAACGTTTGGTCCAAATGGCGAAGACGCCTTCTTTCACCGCATTGCCGTTGGGCGCGAAGAGACGCGCCGCGACTGATGCCCCTCAACGTCCCGTGGAACATGGCGGCGGAACCTGGCCATACAACAAAGCCGGCAATATTCGAACCGCCGAACGCGCTTACTGGCGGGCGGCGGGAATTGTGGATTGCCGCGGGTGGCGGAGAGCATTGGGGCGGCGCCGAGGTGTGGGCCTCAATGTCGGGCGACAGTTACGACAAAATAGGAATCCTTGAGCATGGCTGTGCCATTGGTTCGCTCTTCTCGCCGTTTGCGGCGGGGCCAGACCCGGACACACAAAACACGCTCGTCGTCGGTTTGGCGCTGTCGCGAGGGGTATTACATCCTGGCAACCAAAGGGATGCCGATCTGCATGTTACGCTCTGCTGGGTCGACGGGGAATTGGTCGCTTACACCGCTGCGCGGCTCACGGCTCCCCATGTGTATGCGCTGAATGGTTATCTGCGCCGCGGGGTCTTTGGCACGCCGATCTCCGATCATGCTGTCGGCACGCCGTTTGCGCGGCTCAATCAGGCGGTCTTCCGGTTCGAATATCCGCCCAACCTTGCTGGCGAACAGGTATATGTAAAATTGCCCTCCTTCAACGTGTTCATGCAGCAATTGCAGAGTCTCGACGAGGTCGAGGCGCATCCTTTCGTGTTGAAAGGCTGATATGCCAACGCATCTCATCGGGCCTGTTCTTGTTGGCGTCCCGGCGGGATCGCCCGGCACAAATGATATCAACATCACCGGCCAATATCTCATTAATGGCGCTCCGGTTACGGGGCTGACGGGCACGGCTGGTCCGACAGGCCCAAGCGGCGGGGCGACCGGCCCAACCGGAATACAAGGCCCGACAGGCCCGAGCGGCGGTCCGACCGGCCCAGCCGGCATACAGGGCTTAACTGGCCCGACGGGGGCGACGGGTTTTGGGGCCACCGGCAACACCGGCCCAACGGGTGCGCAAGGTAGTCAAGGCACGACCGGGCCGACCGGATCTGGCCCAACGGGGGCAACGGGCCCTACGGGTCCGACAGGTATAACGGGGCCGACCGGCATGACCGGGTTTGGCGCTACCGGAAACACTGGCCCGACTGGATCGGGCGGACCGACCGGCAGTGTCGGATTGACGGGAGCGACGGGAATCGGCGCGACGGGGCCGACAGGCCCCTCGCCGGGTTCCACCGGGCCTACGGGCAACACAGGCCCGACCGGGCCCGCGGGTCCAACGGGCAACACCGGACCAACGGGGCCGACAGGTCCGACCGGTGCTGTCGGCGTAGGGGTAACCGGCCCAACCGGCCGCGGCGGTTCCACTGGCCCTACGGGTCCGGGGATCACGGGTCATCCGTCGACAACGGCAGTGGCGGGTGTGGCGACTCTCAATGCCCCAGCGGGCATCGTCACATCCGAGTCGCTGACGTCGCAGACGACCTACACGCTGACGCTGGTCAACAGTTCGGTCGTTTCAACCTCTTTGGTGTTTATCTCGGCATACACCGGATCTGGAGTGATAACGGCGGCTCCGTCGAATGTCACGCCGTCAAATGGCACGGTAACGATTGCGATGGCGTTTTCCGCATCGCTCACCGGCACCGTTAAAATTCAGTTTTTGGTGACCTGATGCGCTGGTATTTGCTGCTGTGGGCGATCTTGCTCTCGGCGTCGCCGCCTTCCTCGACCACGTTCGCGCAGAACATCTTCACGACTGATGTGCAAATGTGCTCCGGGCATCCCTGGATTGACGTCCGTTGCAATGGCGCTTTGGGAGATGGGAATAACGACGACACGTCGGCGATCAATACGACTTTTTCGTCGGCAATCACCAATGGTTGGCCGGTGTTCTTCCCGGCGGGGACATATAAGGTCACATCCAAAATCAGTGTCGACTATCAGGGCTTGGCCGGGAACGGACTACAGATTATCTCGTCTGGTGCGAAGATTGACGGCAGGACGATTGCGAGCGGGAATGTTCTACAATTCTTGTGCTCAGGCGGCTCAACCGGCAGTCCCGCAGTCTGTAATCACCTGGATGTTCGTGGCGAACTTACCGTAGCTGGCAGCACCCCGGCTTATGTTGTTGCTATTGGTAAAACCGACTTTTCCGATCGCCACAATGCGGCGCGTATCGAGCATCTGGTTGCCACCAATGCGAGCGGCAGCGCCAACGCTGGAGGCATCCAGGCAAATTTTGTAACCGACAGCGATCTTTGGCTTTCGGGCTCATCAACGGGAGGCTCGTCAAGCGGCGGTGCCGGTGTTGCTTTAGAGCAGGTGCAGACGAGTCGCATTAATGGCTATGGTTCAGCGCTTGGCGGCGGCGCAAACACTGCCGCATTGATGCTCGAGACTGGCAATTCGATCAACAATGTGTTTGCCGGGTTCACCTTCGATCAGGCGACCAACACTTGTCTTTCAATTACCGCTGCGACCGCTACGCGCAATTCATGGCTCGCGCCTTATTTCCCATGCGCAACTGCGATTTATGCACCGACCTCGGCCAATCAGAATGTATTGCTGGGGCCGAACTTTGCGGGGACCAATCTTGGCGCGGTTTCAACTGGGATCGCGATTGTTGGTAGGGGAAGCCTCAATCGGTTCTCGGCTCCGGCGGTGTCGAGTCAGACTCTCTATGGCGCTGACGATGGCACGATTTACTCCGCAGCAAACGCCACCGGCCCGTCATCGCAGTTCACCGCAGCGTCGTTGCCTCTGACCTTGCCGAGCGCGTCCCAAGTAGGAGCTGGCTGGACGATTGGGCTGGTTTCGGATGCCAGTAAGGCTGTCGTGGCTACGGCGCCGTCGGGGTCAAAAATTCTCGATCGTGATCAGCAGTTGTCATCGCTGACTGTGGCGAGCGCCGGCGGCAATAGCAATTTTGAAACCGCGGTGTTACAGAGTGATGGGACCAATTTTCGCGTCATTCACATGTCGCAGCGCGCCGCGGTTCTCAATCAAGTCGCCGTGCAGTTTCCCGCTAATTGGATATTTCTTCCGGGACCGGGATATCAGGTCACGGGGCAGGACAATGGGAATGTCCTGGACAGCGCTTTGACGACGTCCGGGCTTGCCATAACGTTGCCGCAGACGACAGCCCTAATTAACGGGTGGTCAATCGCGTTCGTCCAGGATGCAGGTAAGACAATATCAGTCACCGTCAACGGAACCAATGGCGGCAAAATTATCCGTGCGGCCGGTGGAGCGATCACGGGTTTTGCGACGGGCGTTGATCGGCAGTTTATATCGTTTGAATTCGATGGTGCGAATTTCAGAGAAACTTCTCCCGCACCGTCATCAGGCGGTGGCGGCGGCGGCGGCGGTAGCATTGACGTGCGCCAGTTCGGTGCAAAGTGTGATTGGCTGACCAACGCAACTGATGACACTGCTGCATTTCAGGCAGCAGCGAATTTTGCGGTTACTTCAGGAATGGCTGGCGGGACTGTGAGTTTTCCCGCGACTGGTCAGGGGTGTTTCGTTGGGTCTGGGCTGAATATACCGGGCAATGTATGGCTGAAGGGGTCGACCGGGCCGCATTGGCAGGGCCCCCTCGGTAATAGTGCCTCGCTTTGGATGGCCTATGGCTCCTGGCTTGTCTGCAATAATGCGCCCACCGTCCCTTGCATATCCACTACCGGCGCCGGCGTTGTTCTGAGTGACTTTGGAATCTGGAACACGCAGCCAACACCGGCAGCGTTGCCGGCCACCACGCCCCCGTGGACGCCAACGGAATACGGGTGGATGATTGACATCGCGCCGCCGGCCCAATTTACGCGGGTTGAAAATCTGCACATTGTTGCGGCTACGAAATGTATAAGACTCTCGGGGCCGTCTACCGGCATAGGCGGCGGCATTTTCACAATAATCCGCGACATACATTTTGACGGGTGTTTTGACTTCGGGACGCAGATCAATTTAATCGATAACACCGTCCTGTTGGATAATCACCGTTATGATATGTATTGGAATATCGGCAGCATCCCGATGCTGGCCTATACGGAGGGTGGCCATAAGGTTGACTGGGATTTGCGCTATGTTGCCAATATGCAAGCAAACAACATCGAATTTTTCGAATCATGGCGCGCGATGCAGTTGACCAACGGCACCCTTACCTCGGGCTTCGGGACGATCTCGGCGGCCGCATCTGCGTTGCAGCTGACCAATATTTCGGCCAATGAGGTTTGTCAATTCATCGCTCCGACCGACGTTTCGGCTCGAGGCGATGGCAGCATCGCCAATTTGATCCTGGCGCGAGACACGACCTCTCCAACGTTGTGCGCGGGCAACACTGACGTAATGATGGATCTAACCTCCAATTTTGCGCTGTGGAAAATCATGAATCTTCGCAGTGCCGATTTGCAGACGGTTGCGGCGATTGGGCCAAGCAGCACATTGCAGATAACCGGCGCGTCGATTCCGGCGTATAGTTTTTTCTCGGCCGGCGCCAATGCCTTCAAAGTGTCGGCGGGCGCGGAGCTGGTGTTAAATGGGATCAGCGCACGAGACATTCTTCCTGCCGGGGGCGGCGGCACTGTTATCGGCTGCGGCAGCGATAGCACTTGCGGCGGGAGTCAGGCGATTCCGGTAGGGTTTACCGGCGAGGGCGGGTTGCTGCTGAGTCCGTCCGGCGATACGACTCATACCGGCTCGATTCAGTGGATGCGCTCTGATGGCGTTACCCGGAACGGCTATTGCGGCGCAGGCAGTAATTCCGGTGAAGTCAATTGCGTTTCTGACCATGGGAATTTTGTGGTCAATGGCAATGGCGGGCAGATCAACATCAACAGCTCGGGCGGCGCCACGAGATTTGTGTGGGTTAATAAGTTGCCGACCAGCTGTAGTGGCCTGGCGTCTGGAGACGCTTGGATGGACACGTCAATTGGCAATACGGTGAAGGTATGCCCATAATCGCATTTGTCTCTTATATGGGGTATGTGCTGTTGTGCATGCCGACAGTGGCTGATCAATCTGTCTACAATTGCACCGGCCACGATACGGCAAACCCTATTCAGGTTGGCGGTTTGACGCGGACGCAGGCGATGGCCATGATTACCACATGCCTTGGCGCCAGCCCTAACAGCTGTAAAATTAGCCCGCCGTAATGCCTCGCTCAACGAGCGTAGACCCGACGCTCGCACAAGCCTCCCAGAGGATTGCCGAACTCGAGGCGCAACTCGCCGCGAAGCAGCAGACGATTGATGCGCTGGCGGAAGATCACGATCGGATGGCTGCACAGGTGAATGAGGCAAACGCCCGCATGCATGAATTACAGTTGCGGGCAATGCGTGCCAACGAGCTGGAGAAATTGCTTGCGCCTCCACCCGCCGATTCTCCGATCGTTACCGTGACCTACAGTGATGGCCGGGTGAAATACGCCGCTCCAGACGGCAGCAAGTATCCGATGGTTGCCGACGCGCGGCACCGGGCGCAAATACTGGCGTTGATGAAGATCGGCCTCGGCGAGGCTCAGGCGGAAATCTTACTGCAACATGGCGATGAAGCATTAAAGGCGCTGACAACCTCATGAAATCTCTTGTTAGCGGACTGCTAATTAGCCTCTCTCTGACCTCCCTGGCCGCGGCGCAGAATCCCCAATGGCGCATCCGCATCAACCCCCTCCTCGCGCAATGCGATCGGATCGCAGAAATCAAGGCTAACTGTGCGGCTAATAACCAAAGCGAGCCAATCTGTAAGCGCCTTTACGAACTCGAACATATATGTCCCGCCAAATATCGGTTGCCGTAATATGACCCGCATCTGCCTCAACATGATAGTGAAGAACGAGGCGGCGCGGATCGAGCGCTGTCTTGCGTCGGTTGCGCCGTTCATTTCAAGCTATGCAATTCTCGACACCGGCTCGACGGACGACACGAAGGCGCGCATCCGGGATTTTTTCGGATCTCTTAATATTCCCGGCCTTATTGGCAGCGTTTCGTTCGAGGATTTTGCGACGACGCGGAATGCTGCGTTGCGCCATGCCGCATGGACGGCGGAGCAGACCAATCTGGGATATGACTATCTGCTGCTCGTCGACGCCGACATGGAACTGGTTGTGCCTGATAGGCTCCTTGAGCTCACTGCGCCGGCTCACATGATTGAGCAACGTGCTGGCGATCTGAGGTATTGGAACACCCGGTTGTTGCACCGCGATGTGGCGGCACAATACCGCGGCGTGACGCATGAATATCTCGATACCGGTAGTATCAAGCCCGAGAAGCTATTCGATGCGTATTTCATCGATCACGCCGATGGCGCGAACCGGCCTGGCAAATTCGAGCGCGACATTGCATTGCTTGAAAAGGCCGTGGCAACCGACCCCAGTGATGCGCGGAGCTGGTTCTATCTCGGCCAATCCTATAAGGACGCTGGGCGGTTTGGCGATGCGTTCGCGGCTTATCAAGAACGCGAGCGGCTAGGCGGCTGGGACGAAGAGTCATTTTTCTCTCAGCTGAGCATGGCGCGCTGCCAAAACGCGAGCGGCAAACCCTGGATCGACGATGCGCTCCAGGCGTTCGAGCGGCGCCCCTCCCGCGCCGAGCCATTGGCAGATCTCGCAAAGCATTACCGCGAGCGGGGCATGAACGAAACCGCGCTGATGTTCGCGCGGCGCGCGATGGTGATTCCGCCGTCGGATGATTTGCTGTTCGTCGAGAAGGCGCAGGAAAGCGCTCGCGAAACATTGGCGATCTGCGCCTTCTACTCGAAAGACCCGGCAGTCAGGGATGATGGGCACGATGTCTGCAATTCCCTCGCTCTCGATCGCAAGGCATCATCGGCGGTGCGGGATCTCGCGCGGCACAATCTTTTTTTCTATGCCAAGGCTGCGGCAGAGTTGATGCCGTCCTTTACGGCAGAGAAGATTGATTTTGCGCCCCCCGAAGGCTGGCGGGCGATGAACCCGTCAATCACTCGGCACGGCGACAGAACACCAATGATCGTGAGGTGTGTCAATTATCGCATTGACGATAACGGGCGCTACATCATGCCCGAGGGCGACACTGCGATTCGCACGCTGAATTTCTTGGTTGACGGCAAATCCGAGGAATTGCCGCCACGTGTGGGACCGATCCACTATGACCAGGTCCGCGGTTTTGAGGATATGCGACTCTTCGATTGGAACCGACAACTATGGAAAATCGCGGCAGTACGCGAGGCGAGTGAGGATGGGGCGGCCGAGCAGCACCTTGTCGACGACCTCGGATGGTCACGACCGATATTGCCGTCCGGTCCTCGGATGCATGAGAAAAACTGGATGCCGCTGGTTGATGGCGTGCAGCTCAAATTCATCTATCGTTGCGACCCGACGCGCATACTTGATGACCTTGGCAATACGATATTTGAGAACACCCCTGAAATCGCGGCCGATAATTTCTCCGGTGGCTCGCAGGCCATACTGTTTGAAGGCGGATGGCTTGCGCTAATCCATGAGGCCATTACCAGTCCCATTGATGGTAAGCGATGTTACCATCATCGTTTCGTCTGGTTTGACGCCGGTCTGCGGCTCAAAAAAGCAAGCCGGCGTTTTTTCTTTCAGCATAACAATCAGATCGAATTCGCCGCAGGGATGTGCTGGCATCCCGATGGGCAGGGGTTGTTGATTTCCTACGGGGTTCGGGACTGCGAGGCGTGGCTGGCGAGTGTCAATTCCGATGACGTCGACGGACTGCTCGGCGCTAATTGGCGATCTGCGAATAAGGGTGAGCAAGACGCTCTCGGGCGTTTCGACGATAACGCATGGGTGCGCAGTCAAACCAATCGACCGCTGGCGGAGCGATCGGCTATTGAGAAGGCGCGCAAGGCCCTAGAAGCGCAGGACCTTCCGCATCATCCGGATTACCCCAAGAGTTGGGATTCCTATCTAGCTCTGTGCCATTGCTTCGACACAACGCATCCGGGCGGTCGTGTGCTCGATGCCGGAGGGACGCGGGACTCTGTCTTTCTGCCGGGACTGGCCCGACTCGGGTTCCGCAATCTGTTGAGCTTCAACCTCGACGAGCCGCATCCCGGAACGGCCGGCCACGTCAGTTATGCGCGCGCCGACATTACGCGCACCGGCGCCAATGATCAGAGCTTTGACTTCGTCGCCTGTCTTAGTGTCCTTGAGCACGGGATCGATTGGCGCCTATTCCTCGCGGAGATGGTGCGCGTCATTGTGCCGGGCGGCCATCTCTTCCTCTCGGTCGATTATTGGGAAACGCCGATCGACGCTGGGGGCCAGGTTGCCTTCGGGGCGCCCGTGAAGGTGTTTGCGCCAGCCGAAGTGAACGAGATGGTCAAGTTCGCCAAACGAATCGGGCTCAATCTGGTGGGCGATCTCGACATCCGATGCCGGGAGCCTGTCGTGCAGTGGCTCGGCATGAAGTTTACCTTCCTCAATCTTCTGTTTTGTAGAGAGTAACTGTTCATGAGTGGGACGCCGCCGGGTCTTCCAGTATCGGGAATGACGGGGCCTTATGGCCCACTAGATGGAACCGAACTTGTCGCCGTCGTTCTCCAATCTGGCCCCACCGGGGCGGTTCGTAATCGGCGCACTACGACCAGTCAAATCGCATTATTGTCGGGGGTCCGAGTAGGCCCGACCGGATCAGTCGGTCCTACGGGCCCCGGCGTCACCGGCGCCACCGGGCCCATTGGGCAATTGGGGCAGGGGGGCTCGACCGGCGCGACAGGTCCGACCGGCGCGGGTTTCGTTGGTCCAACGGGCGCGCAGGGCGTAATGGGTGCGACGGGCGCGGCGGGCATACAAGGCAACGCTGGCGTCATCGGCCCAATCGGACCCGCGGGACCGCCCGGCCCTACGGGTGGCGCGGGGCCGCAAGGCAATGTTGGCGTCAGCGGGCCGACGGGCGTCGCCGGCCCGACCGGCAACACGGGCCCCACTGGCACCGGACCGACTGGTATGACGGGCCCTATCGGCGTGACGGGTCCAACCGGCACTGCGGGGCCGCAAGGCAATGTCGGGCCTCTTGGTCCAACCGGGCCGGGCGGGCCGCAAGGCAATATCGGTGCGCAAGGCTCCACCGGCTCGACCGGCCCCACCGGTGTTACGGGTTTTGGTGCGACGGGGCCGACGGGGGGCATCGGCGCACAGGGCGTTGTGGGCCCGACGGGCATTGCCGGACCGCAAGGCAATGTTGGATCGACCGGCCCGACCGGTGCGGGTCCAACCGGCCCGGTAGGGGCTACGGGGCCGCTTGGTGCACCGACCGGTCCGACCGGCCCACAAGGCGTGGCCGGCAGTGCCGGCCCGACCGGGCCAACCGGTGCTGGTGCAACGGGCGCAACGGGCAATACCGGACCGAGCGGAGGCCCAACTGGGCCGACGGGCGCTGTGGGCGCGACGGGACCGACGGGCAACACGGGCCCGATAGGAAGTGTTGGCGGTGCGGGGCCGACGGGGCCAACCGGTTCTGTTGGGTCGCAAGGGCCAGCCGGCCCGACGGGCGCGGCGGGCATTCAGGGCAACGCCGGCGTCACCGGCCCCACCGGGGTTACCGGTTTCGGCGCTACCGGTCCGGCCGGCGGCGCGGGAGCGGCAGGTCCGACTGGGCCGACCGGCGCTGGGACGGCGGGAGCGACCGGCCCAACCGGCATCGCGGGAGGTGCCGGCGTTACCGGGCCAACCGGCTCGGCGGGAGTGCAAGGCAATGTCGGCGCTGTCGGTCCGACCGGAACGACCGGACCTACGGGGTTCACCGGCCCCGCCGGCGTGCAAGGTATCGCCGGGGCAACCGGCCCGACCGGGGCCACGGGTGTCGGCGGCGCGCCCGGTGTTACCGGACCTACGGGAACCACCAGCGGCATCGACTCGGTTGCGACGGGAATAACGGCGAACAACACAACTCAGGGCACCGCTACAGCGCTCACTTCGGCTCAGAATTACGTGGCCACAGTCGGCGTTAACGGCGCGGTCAAGATCCCGGCCGCGGGGATGATCGTCGGGACGAAATACTGGATCATCAACGAGCAAACGACCAATGAGTTGTTTTTGTTCGGGGATACGGGCGTGGTGATCAATGCGCAAGCGGCGAACACCTCAGTCGGCATCCCGCCCGCGCCAGGGCCGAACACGCCGCAGACGACAATTGTCTTAGTCAAAGACGCAACCCACTTGAGTACCATCTGATGATCAGAAAATACCTATGGTTGCTTGGACTCCTGCCAGCGATTGGATTTGGGGTCAGTTTACAGCACTGGTTATCTGCACCCCCTGCCGCCGCGATTGAAACGGGGCTTCGTTATTCTCCGGGGCCTGGGATCGGCATTTCCGGCAACATCATCTCGACCAAATTGCCGCTCAAAGACCAATCCGGCGGCGCCTATACCGTCCTCACGGGCGATAATGCCTTCCTGCTTTTGATTGGCACGGGAGGTGCGTCATTGCCCCAAGCGGGATCGGCGGGTTTCCTGTCCGGCTGGCAAATCTGTTTCGTGAACGCATCGCTTCTCGGGAATGCAACAGTTGGTCCCGCCTCGTTGTCGACGTCCGTGTTTAGGGGCGCAGGCGAGACCACGTCTATGGTGCTCGCTCCCGGTGGTTTTGCGTGTCCGGAGAGCGACGGCGCCAACTGGATTACAATGGTGCAGCGCCGCGGCAATCCCGTGATCACTGATTCCTCGACAAATCGCACGCTCGGGGAATTCGAATGCGACAACTCGATCAATTTCACCTCGCCGGGCACTGGCAACCCCGCGGTAATATCGGTGGCACTGTCGGCGACGGCGCATCCCGGCTGCTCGGTTGACGTCACGCAGAGCGGTACGGGACAGCTTGTCTATTCTGCGTCGGGCGCGGCCGTGCTCCATAACTTCGATCTCTTCACCAAATCGGCCGGGCAATATAGCGGGCAGACCCTGCGGGTTATTTCTAATGCCGCGGGGAATAACGCGATTTGGTTTATGTTTGGCCGAGGATCAACATAGTGAGATTCATTGCGGCGGCGTTTGTTGCGGCGGCGCTTTTTGCAAACCTAGCTCTGGCGTTTCTGCCGGGAACCGGCGGAGGCACCGGCTCGGCGCCGACGCAGGCCATTGCGTCGATCACGCCAGCCTCGCCGATCTCCTTTGTTGGGGGCACAGCTTCCGCAAACAGATCCATCGCGAATATGCATGCAGTGCTCTCCCCGCTATCGCCGGGATTTACCGGGCGATGGAGCATCATCGGCGGCGCCGATGCCGCGTTGTTCGCCATCAACGAAAACACTGGCCTACTCTCGGTCGGCCCCGCCGATGTCCCGCTGCGCGCCTTTGCGATAACCGTAGCCGCGACACAGAGCGGTCTTGGCTCGTCTCCGTTCTCGGCGTCGTTGACGCTGAACGGCACGCAACAGATCGTCTCGATAACCCCGACCGCCATTTCATTTACCGCGGGTGCCGGGTCGGCCAATACGGCGATCGGCACAGAGGTCGCGACACTTAATCCGGCGTCGCCAGCATTTGCTGGCACATGGAACTGTTCGAGCCCATGCGGGGTTGGGTCTGGCAGCTTTAGGATCAACGCATCGACCGGGGCGCTGACTGTCGGACCGGCAGATGTTGCGGCCGGGACATACCAGTTCAACGTTATCGCCACGCAATCCGGGGTAACCGGATCGCCGTTGACTCAACAGGTGACCCTTACGGGCTCACAGGGGCCGCAACTCTCCGACATTCGGATCGTCCCCAACCCGGCCCAGGTTACCGACGACACCGCATCCACGGTGAATATCGCAACGGTGACCCCAATCGAGAACGACGGCAGCTCGAACGCCGGCGTTACGAACAGGATCATCGGGTGCCTGCAAGCCGGGGTCATCATCAACCCTTGTCCTTTCTCGCTTTCGGGGACGACGGGCACCGTGAACGCGCTCACGTCAAGGCAACTAACCGCCGCCGACGATACGGCGACGTGCAACACATCGACCGGGACCGGCTGCTGGCAGGTCACCATTCAGTCTAGTCAATAGAATGAAATTCCCCATTGCGATCGCCGTTGTGCTATTTTCCTGCCTGGTGGCCGTCGCGTTTGGCGACACGATCAGCCGCACACTGACGATTAATGTTACCCCTGCGAGCGCGGGGCCATGTTCAAATGCACCGCCGGCCGCTAAGCGCGCCGGTTATACAACCATGGCGTATTGCCTTGATGGGTCGAACCCTAAGTATGCTGACGTCGCAAACTGGTTTGACTGCAAAGGCGTTGGTAATTTTGATCCCAATTGGCTGCAACATTATGAGTGGCAACCGCAGGAGTTAATTCCCCACATATGCGATTTTTTCCATCAGGTGCAAGACCCACTGACGGGCCGCACCGTCTTAGCGCAGATTTGGAATAATGAATATCCAGGCAACGATACCAGCAGCACCGCCGCCTGGGTGCGCATGAACGCAGGCATTGCGGGGTATAATAATGGTAATTTTACAGGCGAAACACTGCCTCAACACAGTTTCCCTACCGGCTATTACATGGAACTGCGGGTGCATGACACCTTCAATGGGATGACTTCCTGGCCATTTGGGGGTAATCCTGTCCCAGATTTCTTTACCTGGGGATATAATCAGGGTACCAC